GTCGGTCGTGTCGAGGAGGACCTCGCCCGTCGAGGGCTCGAAGATCCGGACGGCGAGGAGCTTGTCGAACAGGAATTGGACCGGCGGGGGCGGCTCGGCGAGGATGAGGAACCGATAGGGGTTGAGGTCGGCCATGGTCAGGGCTCCGGTGTGTAGATCAGCGCGAACGCCACGCCCTGGACGCCCTCGCCGGCGTCGGAGACGTCGACGTTGACGGGGTCGCCCTCGGCGATCGAGGACGACGAGAACGAAGTGAACGCGACGGCCGAAGTCGTCCCGGCCGGGACGACCTGGGGGGCCGAGAAGATCGAGACGCCGCCTCGCGTGACCTGGAAGCTGAAGCCGCCGGACGGCCCGTTGACGGACGCCAGGACGAGGAGCTTCGCGAGCGTCCCGCCGGCGATCGCGAGGGCCGGCGTCGCGAGTTGGGCGGCCCCGTCGACGAGGTCGACCCGGTCGGCGAGGGTCCATCGCACGACCTGGTCGCCGGGCGGCCCCGGCTCGCCCTGGGCGCCGTCGGCCCCGGGCGGCCCTTGCGGCCCATCGGCCCCGGGCGGGCCTTGCTCGCCGGCCGGCGGGTCGACGAGGGCGTACGCGCCCCCCGCGACTCCCAAGGCCTTGCCGTCCCGTCCGGTCGGGTCCGGCAGCGCGTCCTGCTTGCCCTCCAGGGCCGCGTCGAGGCCTTCCGGAGTGACGTACAGGGTGGAGCTCGTCGTGTCGCCGCCCC